CCAACACGGGCAACTACTCCGCGTCCACCAACACGGGCAACTACTCCGCGTCCACCAACACGGGCTTCCGCTCCGCGTCCACCAACACGGGCAACTACTCCGCGTCCACCAACACGGGCAACTACTCCGCGTCCACCAACACGGGCGACTACTCCAAGGCAGATGTCTCGGGTAAAGAAAGCGTTGCTGCTGCACTTGGCATTGAAAGCAAAGCAAAAGGCGTTTTAGGATGCTGGCTTGTGCTGGCAGAATGGGCTAAAGATGAAAATTATAACTGGCATCGTAAAGATGTGCAGTGCTTTAAAGTGGACGGCGTAACGGTCAAGCCTGACACCTGGTACAAGCTAAAAAACGGCGACCTTGTGGAGGTGTCCGAATGACTAGCTTCTGGGGGCATCAAGACAACCCCTTCCCGCCTGACGAACCACGCCGCCCCCGCTGCCCGGTATGTGGCGAGGAATGCGAAGCAATTTACCTGATTGGAACGGAAATCATCGGCTGTGATATGTGCTACAACCCAGACGAATGGAAGGACGAGGACGTCACGGAAGATGACCCGTGGGAAGATGTTAGATGTATGGAGGGCTATTATGCGTATTGATGATTTAAGCGCCTTTATTCAGGCGCATAAGCTCGTTAGTGGGCGTAGCTGCCCAGAGTTTGTCCCGTCTGATTTAGGCGTCGGCTGCGCCTACTTTAACGCCTTGCAGACGGCACGCCGTATCCATAGCGAGAACGCAGGCGGATACATTCCTTTGTATGCCAAAAGCAAGTACGGCTTGAGCAGAACGTTCTTCATGGCTGATGATACGCCTGGTTACTTCCTCGACCTCACATCGAGAAAGGCAAACACGAACCCGCCGCCCGCCAGCTGCTACAGAATCAATCTGGCGGCAAAGTCCCCTTATTATGTTCCGCCTGTTCCTAGCAACCCGATTTCAGAAGAACTTTTAGAGAAAGTTTATAGAAGGGAGATTACGTCTAATGAGTGTATTTGAAACTTTGAATGCAGTCAACGTCAACGGCCACAGCGAGAAGAAGAATGGCCTCACCTACCTTTCGTGGGCGTGGGCATGGTCAGAAGTAAAGAAGGCATACCCCGATGCGCAGTACACCATCTACGAAACTCCGGAGGGTTGCTTCTACTGGACAGATGGCCGCACCTGCTGGGTAAAGACAGGCGTGACAATCAACGGCTTGGAGCACATCGAGTATTTGCCTGTCATGGACTACCGGAACGCGGCGATCCAGCTTGAGAAAGTCACCAGCACGGACGTGAACAAGGCTATTCAGCGCAGCCTCACAAAGGCTTGTGCGCGGCATGGCTTGGGCTTGTACATCTATGCTGGAGAGGACTTGCCAGAAGTCGAACAGGGGCAAGAACAACCGCCTGTCAAGCGAGACACGGAAGCGGCGAAAGCCCGTTTGGACGCACGCAAGGAATGCCAGCAGGCCGTGAAGGCCTACTGCAACAGCCATAAAGCCGATGAAGCATCTGCATGGCAGGTTATCGCAGACGCTATCGGAAAACCCTCTAAGAACTTCACCGCCGCCGACTGGAACCACGGCAAGGAGATTGCGGAGGCTTGGGCATGACCGATGATTTATGGCTTGAGCTTCGGCAGAAGTCCGAACAGCTTCAAGCATCGGTCAAGACCTTGCGGCGCTCCGGCACGGAGTACGCACAGGCCGAGCGGGATTATAAAGTCCTTCTTCGGCAGGAGTGCTTGAAACTCCGCGACGCTGGAACGCCTATAGGGCTTATCGACAAGACATGCTACGGCATACCAACCGTCGCAGAAGCTCGTTTTAAGAGGGACATTGCGGAAGCTGTTTACAAGGCCAACACAGAGGCAATCAACAGCCTGAAATTGCAGCTTCGTTTGATTGACAATCAAATCGGACGTGAATGGGGACAGGCAGGGAGACAGGAATTGTGAAGAAAGTAAATGAATTTGGGAAACGGCTCGATTCAAACGGCTACGCGCCGTCGCTGTTCGTACATGAAGCGTTCCGCTGCTATCGCTGCCACCGCTTTGGAGAAACCGCCCGGCATGAAATCTACGGCGGAAGCCGCCGCAAGGCCAGCAAGGCGCTGGGCCTCTGGATTAACGTTTGCCCCGCTTGCCACGCCGCCATTCATTCAAGCGGCGACCTGCAAGACCACTACCACAAACAAGGCCAAATGCTTGCAGAAGCCTATTACCATTGGAACCACGACGACTTTCGCCGCCGCTTCTATATCAACTACTTGGAGGAATAAAGATGCTGAATGTTGTTGCAGTTATGGGTCGCCTCGCTCGCGACCCTGAAATGCGCCAGACCACCACAGGAAAGAACGTCGTTTCTTTTTCCATCGCCTGCGACAGAGGGCGCAAGGATGCCAACGGCCAGAGTCAGGCCGATTGGCTGAATATTGTTGCGTGGGACAAGACGGCAGAATTTATCTGCCGCTACTTCCAGAAGGGCCAGCTCATTATTATTGATGGGCGCTTGCAGTCTCGCAGCTACCAAGACAAAAGCGGCCAGAACCGCACAGCAACCGAAATTGTAGCCCAGAACGTCAACTTTGCCGGAAGCAAGGAAAACACCCACACCGCGCAGAGCACCGCGCAGAGCGCGACTCCTACGCTCTCACATGGTAGCGGTGATGACTATGCAGAAATTGAGGATAACGGAGATTTGCCGTTTTAAGGATAGGGAAAAGGACAACTGAATATGGCACTAGAATACTTCTGCTGCTTCAATTCCTACAGGAAGAAGACGCGCAACCTATCAGATAGCGAGCTAGGTCGGCTGTTCCGTGCTCTTATGTTATACAACGAGACGGGAGAAAAGACGCAACTCAATGGGCGTGAGGAAACCGCGTTTGATTTCATTGCAGAGGACATTGATGCAGGTAAAGAACGATACGAAGCCAAATGCGCCCAGAACAAGGCAAACAGAGGTCAACGCTCGACCACAGCCGTTAACGACGGTGAGCGAACGTCAACGAACGTTAACGACGGTGAACAGTCGTTAACGAACGTACCCCAAACAAAAAACAAAAAACAAAAACAAAATATATCTTTCGTATCTAACGATACTCAAGATATATGCCAAGCTGAAAGCTTGGCTACGCGCAAGCGCGCGTCTGCGTTTTCGGCAAAGAAGGCCATCGAGGATTATACGCAGGACGAGGAACTGCGGGGGCTGCTGTTTGAGTGGCTGGACAACCGCAAGAAGAAACGCGCCCCTGAAACTAAGGGCGCTATCGGACAGAACCTTGACAAGCTGGCGGAAATGGCCGCTGAAAGCAATTTAAGCTTGCAGGATTATATGCGAGAAATCGTGCGGATGGGCTGGCAAGCGTTCTATCCGATTCGCAGCCAGCAGCCAGCACAACGCAATGACGGGAGGGATTTTGATTGGCTTACGGGACAATGACCGTTGCACCGCTGGCAGGAGCTATTGAGGGCGTTCAGCATGGGACAGACCTGCACCCGATAATGGGCCTGATTGCTGCTAAGTGGCCCAACTTCGGCAATGGGAAAACGCCGCAGCAAAAGAAAGCAATGATTGCGGTATGGGAAAAAGACTTGTCCGACATTCCGCTTTCTTTACAGCGAACAGCACTTGATAAGAAAATCAAGTCTGGTCAGATGTTCCCGCCCTCATCCCCTGCTGAATTGCGGAATTGGTGCAACGAGATTCAGAAGCCCATGGATGCTTTGGACGCAAAGTTCTATGACGATATGGCGGAGCTTGAAATACTGGATGCTGATTTTTGTGCAAAACAGACTGCAAAATATAAAGCGGGTAAGGACGCAGGGCGCAATGCTTATGCAGGGTGGGACTGATGATTTACAAGTACATTGTCCGCATCCCGCCCATCACGAAAAAGAACTCACAGCGAATCCTTATCAACCAAAAGACCAGAAAGCCATTTATCGCCCAGAGCGCGGCCTACAAGCGGTACGAAGCGGCGGCCTTATGGTATTTATACCCAAAACCGATAAAGCCCCTAGAGGGCCGCTATCGCGTTGCCACAGTGTTTTACATGCCAACCCGCAGACGTACAGACCTGACAAACTTGATAGAAGCCGCTCACGACGTGCTAGTTGCAGGCAAAATCCTTGCAGATGATAACTATACGATTATCGCCAGCGTGGACGGTTCCCGCGTGATGGTCGACAAATCCAACCCACGCACCGAAATTTTTATTGAAGAATTGGAGGATGAAGTAGATGACAACTGAACGTAAATGCCCTGACTGCGGCTGCTGCTGCGACTATAGCAGTCCATGCTGCAATCTGAAAGGCGGTAACGCAGACCATCCGGGCGGCTGTAAAAAGATTACATCCGGGAATCTGTACATAAGCTCTACAATCGGGACTCCCGCCGTATTGGAACAGTTGGCAGAAGAAAGCGCAGAGCTTGCGCAGGCAGCCTTGAAATTTGCCCGTAAGCTCCGCGATGAGAATCCGACGCCAAAATCAGAAGAAGAATGCTTACAGGATTTGCTTGAAGAACTGGCAGACGTAAAGCTCTGTATGGAGGTTTTTGAAGAAAAAAACTACTACCCAGATGAAATCGAGCAAATCATGCAGCAAAAGCGCAAACGCTGGGAAAGCCGTATTTCGGAAAGCAAGGAAGTGTAACCTATGAAAGCCAGACTTCATCCCACCCCGGCCATGCAAAAAGCCATAGACGCCTATGCAGAAGCTAAAATTCAGGGCATCCAGAGCCGTGCGCAGGAGGCTGTCATGAAGGAGCGCAACGACATTGCTACCCGCGCCACCTATCTGTGCCTGCTGGCGTGCTATCAGGTCGGTCTTTCTCCCCCGCACCCTGAAACGGATTCAGGATGTAATGACCGGCCCCGTTGCTGATAAATACAATGAGTACCGCAATGACCAGCTTGCCGACCTCTGGGCGCAGGTAACGTTGCAAAGCATCGGCATTGAAGCACCCCAAACAAAGGAGCCGCTATGACCACAACAAAATTCTGCAAGACCTGCGGGAAAATTATGTGGGACGTCCAGCCCACAAAGCGCTATTGCGATACCTGCATCCGCAAGCGCAATATCAAAAGCGCGCAGGCATCCTACCAGCGCCGCAGGGATGCCGGCGTTTTGAAAAAAGTAAGAAACCCGCTGCGCATCCCTGCCTGAAGAAAACAATAAAACCAATTGAGCAATGCGTCCGCGAAGCCGCCGCCCTGGGCCTGACCTATGGGCAGTATGTAGCCCGCGGGCTGGATAAGGAGTGTTTGTAATGGGATTCGGTATTACAATAAGCCGCTACGATGTGGGCAAATGTCCGCACTGCGGAAAGCCAATCAAAGGCACAATCCGTGGCTATGAGTATTCGGTAGGATATGACTGGAAAAGGTTTCTCGAAAAAATAGGATATTATGCGCCCTATGAAATACGCAAGATAGAGCCGGAACGAGATTTTTATGGCAAGGATATGACGCTCACATCCGAACAGGCGAAAGACCTTGCAGAGTTTGTCAAAGTATACAGACCATACCAATGGGTAAGCATTGGGTGGCTTGTCGATCGCGCAATAGAAAACGGAGATTTTGTAGTTATCAACGCAAATTGGTAAGGAGTGAGACTATGGACGCAGTTGAATATACAAAAACTTTGCGCAGACTGTGCGAAAGTCAAGCCAATTGTCCTGAATGCCCATTGCACGAAAACTGCGAAAAAGATAACTATGGCTACTGTAACGGAAATGCAAGCGAATACGTGGAAAAGTCTGTTCATATTGTCGAGCAATGGGCAAAAGACCACCCAGTCAAGACACGCCAGAGCGAGTTTTTGAAGATGTTCCCGAATGCAGTAATAGATGAAGATGATGGGATTTTGGGTATTCGCCCTTGCGACATTGATGAAAGCATTGGATGCACAGATGGAAAAGGCTGCGACGGCTGCCGTCGCAGATACTGGCTCACGGAGGCAACCGACAATGACTAACATCACAACCCTTCGTCCCGGCGAGCACTTCATGTTCAAAAACTTCGAATGGGTCTGCCTTGACCCTAACCACCCTGACGGCGGCGTGCTGGCTATTATGGCAAAGACGTGGGCGGAAGATGTAAAGTTCTGCCCAAGTGGTAAATTTGCCGATGAAAAAGGCAACTGGAATAACTACCGCACCAGTAATGTGCGTGGGCTTCTATCTGGTATGGAGAGTGCTGTTTTCGATGGAGAAAGTCTGCTGACACATACCGTAGACCTTGTTGCAGACAACGGAGACAGAGCTTATGGCACTGTACATGACCTTGTTTTTATCATGACCTGTGACGAGTATCGCAAGTACCGTGACTACATTCCGCACTACGACAATTGGATTTGGACTGCCACACCGTTGTATTGCGGCGACAAGGATTTCGCCACGGGCATCGCGGACTACGTTCGCCGTGTGAACACGAATGGTCAGCTGAACGGAAACGCTGCGGACATCGGTCTTGCTGTTGTCCCGGCTTGTGTTCTCAATCCGAAATTTCTCAATCTGCGCCAGAGCATGACCTATGTAGAAGAGGTATCAGAATGACACAACTACAAGAAACAATCCGCGATAAAATCACGAAATACAGCGATGCTTGTGGCATGTGTACGGACACAACGAAAGATTGCGATGCGTGTAACGTTGAAGGTATACTTGAAGACCTGAACGAGTTGCAGGAATTGGCAAATAACCCGGACGCGGTACGGCCTACGGCACATTGGGTAAGCGATAGCACCGGAAGCACAAATGTTGTATGTTCAGCCTGTAATGCAATTTCTTTCGCTGCTTATAATTCTTGCCCAGAATGCGGCAAAAGGATGGTGAACGCAAATGAAAGTCTATAAAAACCCTTGGGTAACTCGTGAAAGCTACTTCGTGAAAACGGGTGCGGCAGGAACTACGACTACTGTATATGTTGTTGAGTTTTGGAACGGAAAGTGGACTGTTGAGGAAGCGAAATATTATACAAGAGATGTAAAAACGATGCCTATTGTTGCAGAAAATAATATTGACTTAAAAGACGTAATCAAGAACGCAATACTTTCTGCTGTGTATGGCGCAAAGGATGGTGAACACAGATGACTAACTTGGTAAGCGTTAAAGACAGACTGCCGCACCCAAAACCGCCAAAGGAGACACACAATGACTAACAAAGCCTACGAACGAGCCTTTAACATCGCCATAAAATACGGATTTTGCAGTGATTGCGTGCAGGATCTCGACAATGGTCACTGCCACGAATGCGATTGCTACCAGAACGCCGTCAAGGTAATCCGCGATGCGTTAGAAAAGCTGGATGCTATCGAGGAGTCTAAAGCGACCGTTTGGCACGATGCACAAAATGACCCGCCCAAAGAAAACGGAGAATACCTGTGTTACTACGAATACTTCCGTTATGGCAACTACTACTGTATGTACCGCACAATGGATCGTGGACAATTTTTCAATGGTCACTGGGGCGGTGAGCCTATGAACGGAACTAACGCAAAAGTCCTCGCATGGACAGAACTGCCGCTCTACAAACCCCCGGAGGCGACCCCATGACCATCATCCTTGTTATCGCCGCCGTCTGTGTTTACGACCTGTGCGGCCTGTTCGCCGTCCTGTACATCAACCACACAGACCGAATGGACACCGTAGACGGCGCAGACAACGTTATTGTCCTTATTTTCTGGCCGCTGCTGGTCGTAACCCGCATCGGCATTGCTGTTTATCGTATAGTTAGGAGGCTTCTAAAATGACTACTACCCCCGGAGGTGACCCCATGACAAAACAGCAACTAGTTGATGAATACGCCCGCAAACATCTTTGCGTTACATGCGAGTGGAAGAATGGCGATATTTGCACGCTGCCGCGCTGCATGAAACTGGAAGAAAGGAGCGAAAATGAGAGAAAGACCGCTCAATCTAGATGAATATGGAATTTCAAAAGAAAGATACCTTGAATTAAAGCACTTTTGCAAAAGATACGCTGAAATGCGGTTGGAAATTGCTAGTGCAAGAGGGCTTGATGCGGTTTCAAATGACGGTTTGCCGCACGGAAACGGAAAGTCAGACCCAACAGCTAGAAAGGCGGACAGAGCGCTAAAGTTAAGCACAGATGTCCGAATCATTGAGGACGCGGCAAGAGAAGCAGACCCTTTAAACTGGTGCGCTCTGTTGAAAAACGTAACAGAGGGAACGGCTTACGAATACCAGCCTGTGTATTGCGGAAGACGGCAGTTTTACGAAAGCAGAAGGAAATTTTTCTGGATTTTGGACAAGAAAAAAGGGTAACTGTGGGGACGTTGTCAAGTGGTATTATGAATATGCTGGAAACTGTAAAGAGGGTACATTACAGTCTATAGCAAAACCTCCTATTCTCGATACTGACAGCCGGGAAAGACCGGCATTTTATATGCTGCATAGCCAGCCGCAAACTTGGCCTGACAAGTCAATACGGCAAGGGCGCTGCGTTCCGAAGCAACGGCGCGGCAAAGGTGCAAGACCTATGTGCAGTACCAGAGGGCAGGGCCGCAACCTGTCTGTGTGAGCGGGCGCGGTATCCCTCACAAATGATGACAATGGTCGTGCAAACGGCAAGCCGCACATGCCCTTGTAGCTCAATGGCAAGAGCCATGGTGTGCCGGTTCAAGTCCGGCTGAGGGCACATGCTGGGTCGCTCCCACCGGTGAAAGCCCGGCGTAGGAAACGCGATAGATAACTGACACACCGGAAGAGCGACGGTGCACAGCCCACTACGAGAGGGCGCATACCCGATTGCACACCGATTTTGAAAGCGGAGAAGTTCGGGGACGTTTTGACGGTGAAATCGAGAAAACCGTTCGGCATCTGCTTGTGCGGACTCCGTTACTGACGCAGTTACGCATTGCCGGAACCCATAACATCAAAGCAGAAACCGTAAACCAGCAGACGGGATATAAAACGGGTTGGATGCCGCGTTGCGATTTCCTACGCGGGATATAAATAGAGGAAATCAAAAAGCGTTGCGGATTTGCTCCCCGCAACGGGTGAGACCGGCATAGCAGAGACCGGTAGGGCGGGAACGCGCTTTTCCTCCGGCGCAAAGGGGTTCTTGGGGGATATAAGCTCATGCAGATTGCATGGGCTTTTTGTTTTGAATAAAGGAGGAAATGCAGATGAAACTCGTAACGAAGAAAATCACAGAAATTATTCCCTACGAGAACAATCCGAGAATCAACGACCAGGCTGTGGACGCAGTAGCCGAGAGCATCAAACAGTGCGGTTATGTGCAGCGCATTGTTGTTGATGAAGAGGGAATTATCCTTGCTGGGCATACGCGTTTCAAGGCCCTGCAGCAGCTTGGATATGAACAAATTGAGGTTGCTGTCGCTGAGGGCTTGACAGAGGAGCAGAAAAAGAAATATCGGCTTCTCGATAACAAGACAAATGAGCTGGCGGCATGGGATTTTGAAAAGCTGGATGAAGAACTTGCAGACCTTGACTTTGGCAATTTTGATTTCGGTTTTGAACATTTGGACAACAGCTTAGATTTACAAGATGATGATTTCGTCAGCGATACAGAAATCACAAAATCTAAAGCCAAGACGTGCAAATGCCCACAGTGCGGATTCGAGTTTGAAGTATGAGAGTGTTCTTAGCCGCTACAACAACGGCAATGACGGCAGCTGACAGACAAGAAATTATGAAAAAGAACCCCCCAAAGTATTTTTTGGAAACGATGTTCAGCGGAGAAACAATCTGCGAAAGAGTTCTTAAAAATTGTGGAAACACAGAAAATTTTCTTCTTGATTCTGGGGCATTTTCATTTATGTCAGGTGCGCCGTGCTCAAAGAAAACGATTGAAGAATATTGCGAGAAATACATTGATTTTATAAATCGAAAAAATATAAAACATTACTTTGAACTTGATGTAGATACCATTTTTGGGATTGATTTTGTAGAGTATCTGCGATTAAAGCTGGAAAGGGAAACAAACCGACAGCCTATACCTGTATGGCATAAAGGGCGCGGAGTAGATTACTGGAAAAGAATGTGCGACGAATACCAATATGTTGCTATCGGCGGTCTAGTGTTTCACGTGCGGCAATGTGAATGGGGAAACATTCAAAAAATGGTAGTCTATGCAAGGAACCACAATGTCAAAGTGCATGGATTGGGATTCACGAAGACAAGAATCCTACCTCAGTTTCCTTTTTATAGCGTAGATAGCGCATCGTGGTGCAAAAGCGCTGTCATAGGGCAGCAAAAGCAAACGTTCAACGGCACATATATTGAGCAAAAGCATATCAACGGCAATGGAAAAAAAGTCGCTTTATCAAAGCTAGCGCAGAACAACATGAACGAATGGGTGAAATACCAGAAATATATGGAGGGAAAACGATGGTAAGAAACAACTTAAAGCCTTTCTTGTGGGCGCTATATTCGGCAAGCATTGTGGCGATGAACGTACTCGCAGCGAAACAGTTTGACGTTTTCTGCTTCACTGTAACGTGCGGTATTTTCGTTAGCGGGTTTGTATTTATCGCACAGGACCTTATGACGGAACTGTTCGGAGAAAAAGAAAGTAGGCGCATGATTTTTTGTTGCTATGGAATTGCATTGGCAATGATTTTGCTTTTCCAGCTTGCAATTATTACGCCAAAATCTGCCTTTTGGGATAATCAGCAGGCATTTTCTAGTATTTTAAAAACTACATTAAGAACAACAATAGCAAGCATAATCGCATACAGCGCAGGAAGCACAGTGAACGTTAGCATTATGGGAGAGCTTAAAAAGCGATTCCCGAAATCACTTTTTGTTCGCGCGGTTTCGTCAACGTTGTTCGGGCAGATTCTTGATAATGGTTTATTTGCAATTATTGCATTTGCAGGTGTGCTTCCCATGTCTGCGATTGGCTCGATGACTGTGGGCGGAACGATTATTGAAGTAATTACGGAAATCGTGTGTTTCCCGCTGCTCAAATTTACCACGCAAAAAGTTAGAGAGTGACGCTTCTATGGCACGTACTGGACGCCCTAAAAAAGAAATAGACAAAAAGGTGTTCGAGAGTCTATGCGCTATCCAATGCACTGAAGCTGAAATTTGTTCTGTGCTAGTATGCAGCGAAGATACGTTGAATCGCTGGTGCAAGAAAACGTACAAAATGACTTTTGCGGATACATTTAAAAACAAGAGCCAGAACGGCAAAGCAAGCCTGCGAAGAACACAGTTTAAGCTTGCTGAGAAAAGCGCTGCAATGGCTATTTTCCTTGGGAAACAGTATCTAGGCCAGCGTGACGAGCCAGAGCAAACGGTTGAAGCGGGGGTGCAAATCATAGATGACTTGTAATCTATCTAAGATTGTTTCCCCATGTTTTGCTGAAGCGCACCGGCAAATCAAGGCAGGCAACGTGAAAGAACTGCTTGCGAAAGGTGGGCGCGGCTCTACCAAATCAAGCTATATCAGCATAGAGCTGATTTTGCAGCTGCTAAAGCATCCGCAATGCCATGCAGCAGTGTTCCGCAAAGTCGGCAACACGCTGCGGACGAGCGTTTATGCGCAAATCGTCTGGGCAATCAACGAGCTTGGATTGCACGACCATTTTCGCTGCACGGTTTCCCCTATGGAATGCACCTATTTGCCTACTGGGCAAAAGGTGCTTTTTTTCGGTATGGATGACCCAGGCAAGGTCAAATCGGTGAAGATGCCGTTTGGCTATATCGGGATTGCTTGGTTTGAGGAGCTAGACCAATTTGACGGCGCAGAGCAGATACGTAATGTTGAGCAGTCGTGCTTGCGTGGCGGTAACTGGTCAATTACATTCAAGAGTTTCAACCCGCCTGCAATGGCCCGCAACTGGGCGAACGGCTACGCTTTGCAGCCCCGCAAGGGAAAGCTAGTACATCATTCCACCTACAAAACAACGCCCGCAGAATGGCTCGGAGAGCGGTTTCTGTCCGATGCTGAATATTTGCAGCGCACAAACGAAACGGCCTACCGACACGAGTATCTGGGCGAGGTTGTCGGCAGCGGTACAGCGGTATTCGAAAACCTGAAAATTCAACCAATCAAAGACGAGCAGTTGAAAACATTCGACAGAATCAAACGCGGCGTTGACTGGGGCTGGTATCCTGACCCATGGGCATACAATGCAATGCACTATGACGCAGCGCGGCGCACGCTGTACATCTTCGATGAACTGACACGGCGCAGAACCAGCAACAGGGACACTGCGCAACTGCTTTTGGATAGAGGGCTGACGCGTGAGGATAAAGTCTGCGCGGATAGCGCCGAGCCAAAATCCATTGCGGACTATAACAAGTGCGGCGTAAAAACATTCCCTGCCCGTAAAGGGCCGAAATCGGTTCGATATGGCACAAAATGGTTGCAAATGCTGGAAGCTATTGTCATTGACCCAGAACGTTGCCCGGACACGGCAAAAGAGTTCAGCGAGTATGAATACGAGCGGGACGGCAAGACGGGAGAAGTGCTGGAAGGCTACCCGGATTTGAACAACCATCACATTGATGCGGTGCGGTACGCGATGGAAAGCACAGCGAACAAGGCGGGAGACACCGCCGAAACCAGATACAAGAGCATTTTCGTGTAAAGGCGGTGAGAAGACGTGAAAACATACCAAGATTTTATAGCGGTTGGCGAGGACGAAAAGGCCCGCATGAGTTTCATACTGGGCGCAATCAATGAGTATAAGGCCGACCATAGCACACGCCTTGCAGCGAACGCAAACAAGTATTACCACGGAGAAAACCCTACAATCAACAAATACGAGAAAATCATCTACGACATGCAGGGCAAGGCGCACCGTGACATGTACACGGCAAATCACAAGATAGCAAGCAAGTTCTTTGGTTTGGTCGTAGACCAAGAAGTTTCGTATTTGCTGGGCAACGGCGTTTCATTTCAGGAACCGGAGACAAAAAAGGCGCTGGGTGCGACGTTTGACGAAGATATTATGGACGCTGCCCGCCATGCTTTGATTGACGGGCAGTCTTTCGTGTTTTGGAATCTCGACCATGTGCAGGTGTTCGCAGCAGAGGAATTTGTTCCTCTATACGACGAGGAAGACGGCTCTATTAAAGCCGGAATCCGTTTCTGGCAGGTGGCAGACAATAAGCCGCTGCGCGCCACGCTGTACGAGCTTGACGGTTACACAGAGTATCTAAAGCCCAAAAGCGATGATATGGCGATTCTCAAGCCGAAACGCGCATACAAGTTGAAGCTGCGCACCAGCGAGGCAGACGGCACAGAAATTTATGACGGTGAGAACTATCCCGGATTTCCTATTATCCCGCTGAAAAACGGCGAGCAGGCCCACAGCGAGCTACAGGGGCGACAGAATACCATTGACGCGCTCGACCTTGCTAGCTCCAACATGGTAAACAACGTTGACGAAGGCAACCTGATTTTCTGGGTTCTGACCAACTGCGGAGGCATGGACGAGCAGGACGACACAAAGTTCATTGAGCGTCTGAAAACGACCCATGTAGCCCATGCTGACGGTGAAGAGGGCGCGAAGGCCACGCCACAGAGCATCGAAGCGCCGTTTCAAGGCACGCAGGCGACTATTGATATGCTCACCAAAAAGTTATACGAGGACTTTCAGGCCTTTGATTCTGCCGCTGTCAGCGCTGGCAACCAAACTGCAACGGCCATCAAGGCCAGTTATGTGCCACTCGACCTGAAAACGGACAAGTTTGAAAGCTGCGTAACGCGCTGCATCAAGGGCATTTTGGCGGTTGCCGGTCTTGATGACGAGCCGACATACACGCGCAACCAGATTATCAACAAGCAGGAAGAGTCGCAGACGGTCTTGCTCGGAGCAGAATATTACGACGACGAGTACATCACGCGCAAGCTATTGACCATTCTCGGAGACGCAGACCAGTACGAGGATTTGATGAAGCGAAAGGCGGCAGAGGAGGTAGACCGTACAATTACCAACCAGCCACCTAACGAGCCGCAGAACCAGCCGGGAGAAGGAATGAACGGCAATGGCGAAACCTGATTATGCCCACAGAATGACCGACGCCGAGCTTGCACAGCTTGAGCGTCGCATTTCTGCTATATACCAACAGGCAGCAGACGAACTGTCAGACACGGTAAACGCTTACTTTGAGCAGTTCGAAAAGCGAGACGCAGCCATGAAAGAAAAGCTGGATGCAGGCGAAATTACAGACCAGCAATACAAGCAATGGCGGCTTGCGCAGATAGGACGAGGCAAGCGTTTTACGGCGCTGCGGGACAAGGTGGCAGAAAGATACACTTATGCCAATGCAACGGCTGTGGCCTATGTCAATGACGCCACGCCGGGCATTTACAGCTTGAACCGCAATTACGCTGCTTACAAAATTGAGCAGGTTTCCGATAAAGCAGATTTTACGCTGTGGGATGAGCAGACTGTGAAACGCTTAATCGATGAACAGCCTGACTTGATGCCATATTACCAGCCAAAGCGTGCATTGCAGCGCGGCATTGACCTGAAATACGGAAAGCAGCAAATTACAGCTAGTGTCACAAGCTCCATTCTGCAAGGCAAGGGAATTGGCAAGATTGCGGATGACTTGCAAAGCCGTATGCGGGACATGAGCCGCGCAAGCGCTATACGAACGGCCAGAACGGCGGTCACAGCAGCAGAGAACGCGGGACGGCTAGATACTTACCGTTCCGCGCAGGATATGGGCATAAAGCTGAAAAAACAATGGGTGGCAACGTTAGACAACCGCACGCGGCATGCGCACGCGGTGGCAGACGGGCAAACGGTAGATGTGGAAAAGCCGTTTATTATTGATGGTTATAAGCTCATGAAGCCTGGCGATGAATCTGCGCCGGGATACCTAGTGTATAATTGCCGCTGCACAACAATAGCGGATTTGCCAGATGTGCCAAAATCGCGGCATGAGTTGCGGAGAGCGATAGACCCAGAAACGGGAAGAAGCGTACTTGTCCCATATATGAATTACACGCAATGGAATAGCTGGAAAGAAGCAGAAAACAGATATGCGTGGGAAACATATATGAAGAAAGGGCGCAATTTTTCATCCGACAAGAAACAATTTGCGGAATACCGCAAAGTTTTAGGCGATAAAGTGCCAGATTCAGTTTACAAGTTCCAAGATTTAAAGTATAATGATATTGAAATTTGGCACGCGTTAAAGACCTTAAAAAGGCAAACAATGTTTGTAGAAAAAGCGCAATGTGAAACGACGGAAAGAAAATTCAAAGAATATCTTTTGAAGCCCGGCGCAAAACATGCGAAAGAATTTTTCGACGTTGGATATGCAAAGGAAAACCCGATACAGCTACGATACGATATTGCAAAGCAATACGATGAGAGCAAAGTTCAAAATGTAATAGAGCTGGAAGATGGGAGCAAAAAGTATTCGATTCCCATGAAGTTGGGGATAACGGAGAAAAAGCAATTCTTGACTTGCTGGATAAAAGAACCCGGCAACGGAAAACCGAGAATTACGACAGCCTATAGAAAGGATGCAGACGAGTGATACGCGAATTTGATAAAGTAAAAATAACTGCATCTGGAAAAATTGGTGTGGTTGTAGATATACGGGACACGGACTGCTTGCATTATCTTATCGAACTCGACAAAAACAATCAAATTATTGATTGCAAGGGAAACGAGATTGAAAAGGTAAAATGAAAATCACACTTGAAGACCATAGCGCTGAAGTTTACAAAGAGCTTGAAGCCGCTTGCCAGCGGGCGCTGGAAAAATGCGGGCTTGTCGGTGAGGGGCATGCTAAAAAGCTATGCCCTGTGGACACTGGAAACCTACGCAACAGCATTACACATATGGTAAACGACGGCGAAAAAGTTGCGTATATCGGCACAAACAGCGAGTATGCAGTTTATGTGGAGTGCGGCACGGGCGTTTATTATCCCGGCGGCAGACAAACGCCGTGGACGTATCAAGACGAAAACGGCGATTGGCATCTGACCCACGGACAACGCGCTAAACCGTACATCAAGCCCGCTGTCGCAGACCATGTAGACCAGTACAAGAAAATAATTGAATCCGAGCTGAAAGGCAAATAAGCCTCTCGGCTCTTTTTATTGGGAGGAAATCACATGAAAAAGATTCTTTATATCGCAATCGCAGTTATGGCCTCAGTTTTGCTTTTGTGTGGCTGTTCCGAAGCCGATAGAGCAAACTCCAATATTTCTAAACAGGCCGATTACTTTGAGAGCGAACGAAAAATCACCGTATACAACGCCAGAACAGACAAGGTCATTATGGAAGCCGAGGGATATATGTCCATCTCCAACAATTCCAGCAACGAGCTTGTCTGCACTGTAAAGGTTGGCCCTAATACTTACAGGAAAAATTACATCTACCTAAACAGCTACACAATGTATGTTGTCGAGGACATTACAGGAACACACACAGACCCGTACCATTACAAGCTGTATTTCCACACAAATGTGCTGCCCAGCGTTGAAGTGAAACCGTAAAAGGCAAGTTTACCTAGCAACTACCGAGACTTTCTCGGCGGTTGCTATTTTTATACGCAAAAACAGCGAAGCACTGCTGTTTTGAATAAATAAAACTCAAATGGCGAAGAACCGCCACCGAAGAAAAGGAGAGAACCCCCATGGCAAAATTTACACGCGCTGAAATCCGTAAAATTATTGGCGAAAGCTGCACTGACGAAATTGAAAATCAGCTGGTGGCGCTCCATCTGGGCGTTGTTGACCCGCTGAAGGACGACGTCACGCGGTATAAAGCCGATGCAGAAAAGCTGCCGGGCGTTCAGAAGGAGTTGGACGACCTGAAAGCGCAGGGCGACGGCGGCTACAAGGCTAAGTATGAAGCAGAGCACAAGGCTTTTGTGGACTACAAGGCCAACGTAGACGCTGAGAAAACAACGGCTGCCAAAGAAAAGGCGCTGTCCGACGTCCTGCTGAAAATCGGCATTTCTGAAAAACGGATTTCCTCTGTCGCACGCCTTGCAAAGGGAGACGGCCTGCTTGACAAACTGGAATTGGATGACAAGGGCGCTATCAAAGACGCAGCTGCACTTGAAAAGAGCCTCAAGACCGATTATGGCGAGTACATCACCAAGAGCAGCACCAAAGGCGCAGACACGTCTACTCCCCCTGCCAACAATGGCGGCAAGGCCATGACGCGGGAGGACATCTACAAGACGGACGACAAGGGCCGTTATGTACTGTCCACCTCCGAGCGGCAGGCGGCGCTTGTGAACCTCATGCAAAACGAATCTGACGATTAACAGAAAGGAGCCAATATATGGCTGCAAAAACTAACCTGACTACCGCTGCCCAGATTACTGTCAACGCCCGCGAGGTTGACTTCGTCACCCGCTTTGGCAAGAACTGGGACGCGCTGCGCACCATCATGGGCATTATGCGCCCCATCCGCAAGGCCCCCGGCACGAAGCTGGTCTCCTATGAGGCCGCTGTTGACGGCACTCTGGCTGGCGGTACGTCCGTTGCCGAGGGCGATGAGATTCCGCTGACCAAGATGAAGGTCGAGCCCAAAACCTACGGCGACATTGAGATTGCCAAGTATGCCAAGAGCGTATCCGTTGAGGCAGTCGCCAAGTACGGCGCAGACGTTGCCGTTGAAAAGACCGACGAGGCGTTCCTTGTCGCCCTGCAGAACAAGGTTCTGGGCGACTTCTACACCTTCCTGAACACTGGCTCTCTGGCTGTAGCTGCTACCACTTGGCAGCAGGGTCTTGCTCTGGCAAAGGGCAACGTGCTGGACAAGTTCGCCAGCATGGATCGTGATGTTACCGAGGTTGTCGGCTTTGCCAACATTCTGGACTTCTACGGCTATCTGGGCGACAAGGAAATCACCACGCAGACCGCATTCGGCCTGACCTATGTTCAGAATTTCATGGGTTATTCCACTCTGTTCCTGCTGCCCGAAAAGTACATTGCAAAGAACAAGGTCATTGCCGTCCCTGTGGAGAACATCGACCTGTACTACATCGACCCCGCCGACAGCGATTTCGCCAAGCTGGGCCTGAACTATACCGTCGAGGGCGAAACCAACCTGATTGGTGTTCATGTTGACGGCGACTACAGCCGCGCAACTGGCGATATGTACGCTCTTATGGGCATGAAGCTGTGGGCCGAATACCTTGACGGCATCGCCGTTGCCACCATTACGCCCGCAGAAACCCGGAGCGCAAAAACTGTCAAGGTAGAACAGTAAAAAAGAGGGAGTGCAATGCTTGAAGAATTGATGAGGGAGTGCCGGAACTGGTTTGTCACACATAATGGCGTCCATCTGGGCGAGTTCAGCATCAAGGGCGGGAGCATTGCGCTCCCTTTTTTGCGTGCCGGACAGTATTTCCGCATTGTGGGAAGCGTTCTGAACGATGGGGTGTATCAATACGGCAACTGCTCGCTAAGAGATGAAACGTTTGATGGCGCTGTCTGGGCCATGGCCGTGCCTGCCGAATTTCTGCGCCTTGAAGAAGAAATCAAGGCGTGGCGCACGCAGTACGAGAACGCCGCAAATAGCCCATTTCAAAGCGAGAGCTTTGCCGGGTACAGTTACACCAAATCGAGCGCAAACGGCAATTCTGGCGGCTCTGTGACGGGCTGGCAGGGCGTGTTTGCTTCTCGGCTGAACAAATGGAGAAAGCTATGAGCCTTTTAGATGATTTTTCGCATAGCTGCATCATCATGGACAAGCTGACAAAGCCTGACGGAGAAGGCGGCTATGCTACCGAGTGGAGAGAGGGCGCCGAGTTTGCGAATTACGTTGCACTGGACAGCAGCCTTGAAGCACGGCAGGCCGAAGCGCAGGGCGTGACCAGCGTATATACAGGCATTGTGCGGAAAGATGTGCCCATCGAGTACGGCAGCGTGTACAAGGACGTGACGACCGGGTCATATTTCCGGGTCACGAGCCGCCCGGAAGAAAAGCAAGCCCCGGCAAGCGCTTCCACTATGCTGAACGGCCTAAAAAGTTTTACGGCTGAACGATTGCGGGAGGGATTGCCTACATGACAAAGGGCGCTGCATTACAGCAGTTTTTCGGGCAATTTATGACCGCATACCCCAGCAACGCCGTGCCGAAAGACGCGGTGCTCCCCTACCTGACCTATGATGCTGTGTTTGACGCATGGGGTGGCGGGGCGGTATCGCTGACGGTCAATATGTGGTTCCACACCACGAGCGAAGCTGTGCCCAATGCAAAGGCGCTCGAGCTTTCGGACGCGCTGGGCATTGGCGGCGTGACGCTGCCGGTAGATGGCGGCTTGATTTGGTTAAAACGCGGCTCCCCGTTCTGCCAATCGCTGGCAGATGACACAGACAAAAACCTGAAACGGCGGTACATCAACGTGACCGCCGAATTTTTATGCCTAAATTGAGGTGAAAGCATGAAATTTACTCGTATTCCTGAATCTGCGTTTAAGGAACTGGTCTTGAACGCGGGTTATCTTGCAACTACGTTTGACCCGGCTGCCGGTACTGCGCCGGAAGAAAGTGCGCTGCTTGGCGCTACGACTGGCGGCATCAACTTTACGGCTGTGCCGAGCTTTACCGACTTCGGCGAGGATATCGACAACTGCCCCAAAAACATGAAAGAGTTGAAGCAGATTGAATCGTGGGAAGTCAAGTGCAGCGGCACTTATGTTTCGGCGTCGGCAGAGAATACCAAGAGCATGCTTGGCGCTGCGGATGTTACGACTACTTCCAAAGTTTCTAAAATCACGCCGCGCAACGACCTGAAAGACAGCGACTTTACCGATTTGTGGCTGCTGTGCGATTATTCCGACAAGCACGGCACTACGAATGGCGGCTTTTGTGCCATCCACATGCTGAATACGCTGTCCACCGGCGGTTTCAGCTTGCAGACCGGCGACAAGGAAAAAGGCCAGATGAGCTTTGAATACACGGCGCACTACTCCATTACCGCGCAGGACACTGTGCCGTGCGAGGTGTATATCAAAGCAGGAGAGGATGAAGCCTAATGCGTATTTTTTCTGAACTTAGCACCGATGAAGCGCTAGAAGTCGTTTTGCAAATCGCGCAGCCAATCACAAACCTGATTGATGATGAAGCGCTTGTGAAAGAGATGCAAAAAGCGATGCCGAAGGGCGAAACGACCCGCATTGCAATGCAGCGTTTTGGCCTTGCGAAAATCGTTAAGCTGCTGAACATTGCGTTGAAGCAGCACCGCGAGGATGTATACGCAATCCTTGCACCGTTCAACGGTCTGACGGTGGAAGAAATCGGAAAACAGAATTTCCTTATCACCTGCAAGCAAGTTTACGCTTTGGTAAACGATAAGGGTTTTGTCGATTTTTTCAAATCGTATCTCGGTGGCGGGCAGAACAAGTAATCCCTGTACTGCTGAAAATGCCGAAACTGAGCGCAAAGGCGCTTGTGTCGGCGCTACCTTACGCTTTAAAAACCGATTTTGAAGAACAGCTGTACAAGGTGTACATGACTGACAGCGCGTGGAGCCTTGTGGTAGCCGTGACAGGCGTAAAGGACAGGCCAGCGAGATATATTGACATTATCCACCCGCCAAAAGTAGATACGCGGACACCGGAACAGGTGCAGGCGGATTTCAAAGACTTTGCGGCGCGGCATGGATTGAAAACAAAAGAACGGCAGGAGGTGAGCGAGTAAGTGGACGTATTTGACCTTTTTGCAAAAATCACGCTGGACTCCAGTGAATATGAAAAGGCGCTGAAAAGAACAAAGGCCGAATCGCAAGCGTTTGTCAGCGGGTCTTATACAAAAGGCTTTGAAAAAGTTGCCGGTACGGTTATGAAAATCGGCACAGCGCTGGCGGGCGTAGGTACTGCTGCCGCTGGTTTTGCGGTTAAAGTAGGCTCTGGGTTTGAATCCGCTATGTCGCAAACGCAGGCTATTTTTGGTATTACTGACAAGATGTCAGACGAATACAAAAAGCTGGAAGATACTGCCCGCGAATACGGCAAAACCACGCAGTACAGCGCAAGCGAATCTGCGGACGCGCTGAAATATATGGCTTTGGCCGGATGGGATGTAGAGCAAGCGACCTCTGCGCTGCCCGGCGTGCTTAACCTTGCAGCTGCGGCTGGCATGGATTTGGCGCAGGCGTCTGATATGGTAACGGACTACATGTCGGCGTTTGGCATTGAAGCTGACCAATCTGCCTATTTTGCAGACGTTCTTGCTTATGCGCAGAATAACGCAAACACGACAGTTGACCAATTGGGGCAGGCGTATCAAAACTGCGCGGCGAACATGAATGCGTCCGGGCAGGACTTTGAAACCACTACCGCGCTGCTGGAAGCTATGGCGAACCAGGGCACGAAGGGCAGCCTTGCAGGCACGCAGTTGGCCGCTATGATGCGCGACCTGACAGCCAAAATGAAAAACGGCGCAATCACGATTGGCAACACCAGCATTGCGGTGCAGGATTCAAACGGCAATTTCCGCGACATGACGGATATTTTGACGGAAGTTTCCGCTGCTACAGACGGCATGGGCGATGCGCAGCGTGCTACGGCGTTAAGCTCTGTATTTACGGCTGATTCTTTGAAGGGCGTCAACCTGATTCTGAATGAAGGTGTTGACAAAATTGCCCAATATGAAGAAGAACTACGCAATGCCAACGGCACGGCAGCGGATGCGGCAAAAATCAATAACGACAACCTTGCAGGCGCTTTAAAAGAGCTAAGCTCTGCGGCTGAAGAAGTGGGTATTGCGGTATACAAAAAATTCCAAGAACCGCTGACAAAAGCCGTTGATAAGGTGACGGAAATTGTACAGAATGTCAACATTGACGACCTTGTCGAAAAAGGCAAAAATATGCTGGACACGATGGCAAAGATTGCCCCCGCTATTGCTGCCATTGTAAGCGCGGCAACCGGGCTTTATGGCATGATTAAAATTGCCGACAAGTTAAAAGCATTTGGCGAGATAGCCGCGGGAATCAGCAAGGCGGGCGGGCTTATTGCTTCTATTGGTGGCCCTATTGCTATTGTGGCTGCCGCTATTGCGGCGCTGGTTGCAGGATTTGCTACGCTGTACGCGACAAATGAAAATTTCAGAAACGGCGTTAATGCAGCATGGGATGCGATTTCTGCCAAGATTCAGGAAGTCGTGGCATATGTACAGCCTTATGTTGAAACGGCTATGCAGGTTATTGGGCAGGTCGTTACGCAGGTCATTACAGATTTGACCCCAGTCATACAGAGCATCGGTGAAGCGTTCAGCGCTGCATGGAGCCTTGTACAGACTGTATGGGCATGGGCAAGCGCATTCTTTCAGGCTATCTTCCAGTCAATTGTAGTCATCTTTACGCCGTTTGCACCGATTATCAGCGGATTCTTCCAGGGCGCGTGGATTATCATTCAAAGCATCTGGAATGTTGCGGTAAGCTTTTTCCAGACTGTGTTTGATTTGATTACCGGCGTGTTTTCTACGATTGACGCTGTGTTGTCCGGTGACTTTCAGGGCGCGTGGGAGTCGATTCAGGGCATCTTTGAAGGTGTGTTTGGCTTTTTCTCTACTGTCGGCCAAAACGTTGTAGAGGGCATCAAGGGTGGCATTGCGGCTGTTTGGGGCGGTCTTGTCAGCTTCGTGCAGGGCTTGTGGGATGGCATCAAGAGTATTTTTGTCATCAATGCAAGTGATGTGAAAAACAACACGGGGTCTGACGGTAGCCACGCAGGCGGCATGGATTATGTCCCCTATAACAACTATGTTGCAAATCTGCATCGCGGCGAGATGGTTCTGACTGCCGATGAAGCGGACAGTTACAGACGCGGTAAGGGCAGCGGCAACGGTTTTACCCTGACGCAAAATATTTACGCAGCAAAGCAGACACCGGTTGAACTGGCAGCAAGCACAGCGGCGTATTTCCAACGGGCGAGGTGGGCGTTATGAGTTTTTTAAGCAAGACTTTCAAGTACGTCAATTCGCTGGGGCAGTCTATCGTGTTTGACTATGAGCATGGTTATCTTATCAGCAAGCCGGATGGCATTGATACAATTTCGGTCACTGCCAATACGGCGCAGGGTATCGGTCAAGTAGGCGCTACTGTACAATCTAAGGCCATTCAGACGCGGCCTATTACCATCAATGGGAAAGTTATCGGCGACAATGCACAAGCGCTGAAAGACGCGCTTATAACCGTTGTACGGCCTGACCTGACCGGGGTGTTATATGCCGGAGACTGGCACATAGACGTTATTGTAACGGCATCGCCCACCATTGGCGCATCAAAACGCGGTGCGCCGTTTCAGCTTGGCCTGCTTGCTCCCTACCCGTATTGGGAAAGCGGCGAACGAAAGGCAATGCAGCTGCGCGGCGTGCAAAAAGGTTTTAAATTTCCATGGAATATCAGCAAAACGTATTATTTCGGCAAAGCCATTGTGCTGAAATACATTGTTTTGCAGAATTTTGGGCAATTTGATGTGCCGTTTACGCTGGAAATCAATTGCATCGGCGAGACGGCAACAAATGTAGGCATTGAAAACATGCTGACAGCTGAAGTGCTGCGGCTGGAAAAAACGCTTGTGGAAGATGAGCGTGTCGTTATCAAGACATCTCACGGGAAAACAACGGTCACAAGCTCTAAGGACGGTGACTGCCGGGGCGCACTTACGCTGGAAAGCACACTGTACAGAATCCATACGGGCGATAATGCGTGGAAGCCTACTGCGGACAGCGGGCTTGAAAACGTTGAAATGAGCGTTTCGTTTGCGGAAGAAAGTGCGGGTGTAACGGTAATATGAGATTAGAGCTGTTCTCCCATGACCTTAGCAACCGACACGAAATTACCCACGCCATCAGCAGCGAGTTCAGCGACTACTATAACGATGTGGGAAAATTTACGGTTGTTTTGCCGATGGATGAGTACAACATTGGGATAGTGGAGCTGGATGCTGTTTTGTACATTGTAGAGCAGAGACTTGCGTATACGGTGGAAGAAATACAGTTCGATTGCGATAACAGCGAAATCACGTTGAACGGGTACAGCCTGAACAACAAACTGAACCGGCGTGTTATTGCGGCAACTGCCAGTATTGCCAACGTGGAAACGGATGTATACAGGGTTATTACTGCCAACCTGCGCGGTCTGCCGGTACTGCTGGCAGAGAAAAAAGGCTTGACAGAAACCGTGACGGCAACAGAGGTGTACGGGGATGAACTGTTAAACTGCATACAACCGATTTTGACAGATGCCGGGATTGGGAACCGGATGGTTTTGGACTACAGAGCCAAGACGGAAACGTTTGAATTGTATAAGGGTGTTGACCGCACAAAGGGATTAGACGCCGTGCTGTTTGTGCAGGAACGCGGAACAGCGCCCGGGCTGGTAGTTGACAAGGATATTTCTGAATACAAAAATGTGTGCTACTGTGAAGCGCAGTACAAAGACGGTACAAAATTTGTGGTGCAGGCTGGCACGGCCAGCGATGCGGAACGGCGCGAACTGTGGGCGAGCTTCAGCGGAGATAGCCAGCAGGATGGAGAGACAAACTCTGCGTTTCAGACGCGCGTTAAGCAGTATGCGGCGTTGCAGCTAGGCAGCCATTTGAACCGAAACGGATTTGACATTGGCGCAGACGGTGACGAGCTTGGCACGGCATACAATGTTGGCGATTTGGTTTGGTGCGTTTCTTTGCGGCTGGGTGTAAAGTACAAGGCAAGAATCACGGCAGCAAAGTATTCACAGGATGCAAACGGATCAAGCGTCAAGCTTGTTATTGGCGACCCGATTTTAACAGTTTTGAGGTGATAAAGTGGCAGAAATCAAAAACTTTCCGAATAACGTAGATGAATATATCGGAGCCGAAAACGTGATGAAATGGCTGCATGGGCGTTCCAGCGGCGTTTTTGGCGCAGATGGCAATTTAAGTGTTACCGCAAACGGCGATATGACGGTAAGCGTTTCAGATGGCGTGGGCTGGCTGGCGAACGACAAAGCGGACGGCACAGTTTTTTGGAATGATACAAAAGAACAGACTGGAAGCGAGTTGCATCTGACAATCCCGTTGCCAGATGCCATTTTGCCACGTATTGACAGGATTGTTGTTAGCTGGGACACGGTGGATTATGCGGAAAAGCCGCGTATTGAAGTGCTAAAAGGAACGCCGAATAATGCACCTACCGCCCCGGAACTTACAAACAACACTTTGAAACGGCAAATTTCTCTTGCGCGTATTTACGTTGCAGCAGCTGTAAGCAGCATTTCTGCGGATAGCATCACGGACGAACGGCTTGACCCCGATGTGTGTGGGCTTGTTACGGACTGGGTTAGCGTTGATACTACTACCATTCAGGCGCAGTTTTCCGCATTGCTTGAAAAGGTAAAGACCGAGCTGGCTCAACTGCACGGTGGCACAGCAATGATGACCAAGGCACAGTATGACCCGTCTGGTGGCGGGTTAAATGTCTGCGTGCAGGAATATGAGTGCAGCAAGAGCGGCAGCGTGTATGCGCTGACGGGAGAAGGCGCGGTGGGGCGGTTTAAAGTCCCCGCCGCGTGGAGTGCGGGCGATACGTGGACAGTCAACGGTGTGGCCGTGCCTGCGTATTGCGGCGCGGATGCGGCGGACGGTGACAGCGTTGTTGCCGGGCGGTGGGTGCTGTTTACCTTTGACGGGAGCCGACTGGATTTTAACGGCGGCGGTGGATTATCCAATGCGAAGCTGGCACAAGCCACCGCTGCTGCTGACAATGTGCTGGCGGGCAAAAGCTTTTATGCTGCGGATAAGACGCTTAAAAAAGGGAATATGCCGAGCCGGGGCGCAGTAGACATAACCATAAACCCGGGAAGTTCTTACGCAGTCCCCGCAGGATACCACAACGGCGAAGGCCGCGTAAAGGCGGCAACATGGACAAAAGACAAATATTTATATCTGGTCATACAGTATCAGAACGGCTATGGAAACCCTATTCCGGAGTACGCGGCAACAGTGGTTGCACAAGGCATACCGGAGCCCGAATTTCTGGCGCATTATAGTGGCTCTGGAAATGTTCATGCAGTTACAAATGTATGCAATGCCAATATGCTGAATATTGGAGCCTATGCCGGAAACGGCACGGCACAGATAACACCACTAACCTACCTATATGACATTTTCCACAAAACGAATCATGATCCAGGTGTTGTTTATACATTAGGCGCCGGAGTTTATTGTTACCGTATGAGATGAGGGCTAAAGCATGGCAGAGAACCAATCGTAATCAACGCCGAGAAACTGTTGTACTGTTAAGGAGGTAGGACATGGTACATACTTTGAGACTTGACAACTACTCCCCCACCCCGCGCAAGCTGGTGCTGGGGACTAATTCCAGCTATGGCACGGAAACTATAAAAATCGAGCGCGGGGCCGGGTGGGACGGGCTGAATCTCACCGCAACGTGGCACATCCCCGGGCGGGAAGAACCGCTGCGCGTGGCCCTGCTGGATGGGGATGCCATGGACGTGCCGCCCGAGGTGACGAAGGAGGCCAAGGATGGCGTGCTTGTGCTGGCCGGGCTGGCCTCCGGCGTGCAGCGGGCGAGTTGTAACGTGGAGTATCTGATCATTGAACAAGCGGGCATATACGGCGGCACGGATGCAGAGCCGACGCCCGAGCTGGCGGCGCAGGTGCTGCAGGCGGTGCAGGATGCCCGGGACGCGGCAAAGGACGCCGATCAGCGCGCCACGAACGCGGAGGGCGTCGCCAACAGCGTGAGGGAGGACGCCGACAACGGGAAGTTTATCGGCCCAGTCGGCCCGCAGGGGCCTGTTGGGCCGCAAGGCGCGCAGGGTATCCAGGGCGAGAAGGGCGACACCGGAGAGCGCGGCCCCCAAGGTGAGCAGGGCGTTCAGGGTGTACAAGGCGAGAAGGGCGATACCGGCGCGCAGGGGCCTGTTGGCGAAACTGGCCCGGTTGGCCCCAAGGGTGATACTGGCCCGCAGGGTGAGCGCGGTGAGCAGGGGCCGCAGGGAGAGATTGGCCCGGAGGGGCCTGCCGGAAAGGACGGCGTACAGATTGATGATGCGGCGGTGAGCGAGGATTCGCCGTGGAGCAGCAAGCACATCATTGACATGCTTTGCCCACCGCTGGAAGAAAGCGGCAACCCTGTTGTGTGCTACCCCGTTGCGGGATACCCGCTGGGGGTAAAGGCCAGCTGGGAGCCGGTGCAGGAAGGCAGCGGTAACCCATCACCCGAAAATATCCGTCCCATCAAGGGCAGGGACAGCGTGACAGTCGAACGGTGCGGGGAGAACTTAATTGATTCGGATCGTGTTACGGAAGTAAGCGCACCGTATGGCTTAACAGCGCAATATGTATCTGGAAAAATTACGATTAGCGGAATATATTCTAACTCATCAGCAAACGCGTCTTTTACCTTTATGTCCTTGTCATACAAATTGCCTCCCACGACCAAGCTCATGCACGTAGGCTTGAAAACCAGTGGATGCACACTTAGAGGAATCAGATTTACTAATGAAGCTCGCGATAAAATTGCTATAGATCTCAGCGGACTTACTACTGGCGAAAAAGCTGAAATAAGTTTTTATCTTATTGCGTACGTCGGCACCACCGCCCCGACCACCTACACACCATACATCGGTCAAACCACCCCCCTGACCCTGCCTGAAACCGTGTATGGCGGTGAGGTGGACGCAGTGAGCGGCAAGGGGCAGAAAGTGTGGAAATCCGTAGCACTGGACGGGACGGAAGAGTGGACCTTCCAAACAACCAACATTCCTGGCAAAAGTGGTTTCGTGTTTCAAGTGCCCGAAATAGCCACTCCCGAGAATCCCGGAATTAAGGGTGGTATTGTATGCAGTCAATATCCGACACTTACAGCAAATGATACATACCAATGCAAAAACGGAATATCAGTTGAAGCAGACAACTACCACTATTTCAGAATTTATAATGATGCATATGCGGGAGGAACAATAGACGATTGGAAGTCTCACCTTGCCAACCAGTACGCCGCAGGAACACCTGTGCAAGTCTGCTACAAGCTGGCAGAGCCTGTGCCCTTCACTGCGACAGGCGCACAGCCCATTCCCGCGCTGGCGGGAGCGAATACCGTGCTGACCGATGCGGATACCGTGGAGGTCACGGGACGCGCAGACCCCATTAAACGCATTGAGGATTTGGAAGCAGCAGTTGCTTCCATCAACTGAAAGGAGTAATAAAATGGCTATCAAGAGTAAAGCGCGGCACGATTTGACGTTGCGCAGTATCAAGCGGGAAATTGCAGCAGGGCGGGACGTTGCGTTCTGGCTTGACAAAGCATACACGCACTACGACAACGGCCTGCTGGATGAGGCGGACATTACCGAGGTGGAGGCGCTGGCGCAGGCGTATTATGACGCGGTGGACGCGAGAGAGAGCGCAGACGAGCCTACCGAGGATGCCGAAACAGTTAGTTAAATGGGGCTTTAGCCGACCAACAAACAGAAAGGACAACAAATCATGAGACTTTCAAACGGTGAAGTGCTGCTGCGCTGGCCTCTGGCCCAGCACATCATCACGCAGGGGTGGTACTACAACGATGGCAGCTTGCATCAGGCCATCGACCTGCGCACCCAGATCGGCAATACCAGCACGCAGCCGGTATACGCTGCCGAGGATGGCACCGTGGATCAGGTGCAGGACTGGGACGGCCATACCCGGACGGGCATGCAGAGTTATGGAAACATGGTGCGCATCAGGCACGCGCCCTACAAAGGCGGTGTGCTGCAGACGCGGTACGCGCACCTGAGCGGCTATTGCGTCAAGTACGGCCAGCAGGTCAAAGAGGGCGACCTCATCGGCTTCAGCGGCACTACCGGCAATGTGTTTGGAGCGCATCTGCACTTTGAAGTGATCCTGAACGGCAAGCGCACCAACCCGCTGGTGTGGCTGGACAGCGATTTTACCACGGCAAGCAGCCAGGTGTTTACATATCGCACCGGAGAGCACGCTGTGGAAAAACCCGCAGACGCTGCACCGCCCAGCGGCGAGGAAGTGCTGATTGATGTGTCTTACCATCAGGGCGCCATCGACTGGGCAAAGGTTCCCTACCGTGCCATTGTTCGCATCGGCTATCGCGGCTACGGCAGCGGAAAGCTGATGAAGGACGAGCAGTACGATGCCAACTTTGCCGGGGCCAAGGCCAACAACAAGCTGCTAGGGTTCTACTTCTTCTCGCAGGCCATCACGGTGGACGAAGCCCGCGAGGAGGCAGACTTCTGCGCAAGCCTTGCCCCGACCGGCTACCCGCTGTTTTTTGACAGCGAATGGGGACACACAACCAAGACCGGCGTCCACGATGGCCGTGCGGACAACCTGACGAAAGACCAGCGCACGGCAATCGCAATGGCATTTTGCGAAAAGGCCAAGACGCACGGATTCGCGGCAGGCATCTACACCTTCACGGCCTTTGCAGGTGCGAACATCGACTACACCTATCTGTGTGAAGATTACATCGGCTGGCTTGCCGACACGCGCACGAACTACGACAAAACGCTGCCGCGCCACATCCACCAATACGGGCAGGGCGGCGTGCCGGGCATCACTGACGTGGTTGATTTGAATTATCTGGTAAAGGCCCTGCCTGCGGTGGACAAGCCCGCAAGAAAGCTACAAGTGATTACCATCGGGCCGGTATCGCAGGGAGATGCAGATGCAATCTACTTGCTGTGCAAACAGCGCGGCCTGACGGACGCTGGACTGTACAAATCTGAATGGGCGGAGGTGTGAGCCGTTGCAGCATGTATTCTCGTTTACACTTGCGGAGGCCTGGGCGTTTTTGATTTACGCGGCGGGGGCTGCTGCTGGGCTGTATGCCGGGGGAGTGGCCATCAGCAAAGTAATCACCGCAGTAAAAAAGCCGAAGACCGACCAGGACAAACGCATTACCAAGCTTGAAGAGCGGGTGAACGCCATGGAGGGATTCTTGAAAAACGACAAACAGCGGCTTGACCGCATGGACGAGGGGCAGCATGTGACCATGCAGGCATTGCTTGCCCTTCTTGACCATAATCTGGATGGAAACAACATTGACCAGATGCAGAAAGCAAAGGAAGCCTTGCAAAATCATCTGATTGGCTGAAAGGGAGTGCATATCTATGGGCGATTTTTTGAAAAATCTGGCAGCTCTTATCAAGGTAAAAACCATTGTAACGCTGGTAGTGGTTGCGGTTTTTGCCGTAATGGCATTGCGGGGCGGCCTGCAGCCTGACACGGTCATGACCATTGTGACGATGGTCGTGGCCTTTTATTTCGGAACTCAGACCGAAAGCAAGAACAAGAAGGATGAGTAATCATGCCAAAGTTTGATTTTGTCGGCGGTTTGCTGACCGATGAAGAAACGGATGTTTTGCAGCTTCGGCGGCGCGGCTGGCGCAATGCTGATATTGCGGCAGAACTGAATTGTAGCGAGCGCACGGTAAAACGGCGCGTTCGCAGCATTAAAAACAAAATAGGCTGATTTAAAGGGCGCGGCTGCTTTTGTGGCCGCGCCTTTTTTATTTTGTCCCAAAGACGGCACAATGTTGGCACTTCTGTGTCCCACAGTGTGCCGTTTTTTTGTGTACAATTTAGATAAAAGGAGCGGTTCGGATGGCATACAAGCAAATTAATCTAAACCCGGAACAAAAGCGCGTCGGCGATTGTACAGTCAGAGCCATTGCAGCCGCAACGCATCAAGAGTGGGCGGCTGTATATGCGGCGCTTGTGTTAGCAGGATTTGAACTGCATGATATGCCGTCTGCTAATTATGTTTGGGGGAGCTATTTGCGGCGGTGCGGGTGGAATCGTTACACGCTGCCAAACAGCTGCCCGGATTGTTACACAGTAGCGCAGTTTGCAAAAGACCACCAGGACGGCACGTATATTTTGGCAATGGCTACGCATGTTGTGTGCGTGGAAAATGGGGACTGGCTGGATACATGGGATAGCGGAGATGAAGTGCCGCTGTACTACTGGCAGAAAGGATGATTGACTATGGCGTTTGGCGTACCGTATCAGCCCGGATTTGCGCCGGGATATTACCCGATTGGGCAGCCTACTGCAATGCCTGACCAGCTTGCGCAGCTTCGACAGGCAGCGTATCCGCAGCAGCAACAGGCTGCACAACAGACTGCGCCTATTATTTGGGTGCAGGGAGAAGAAGCGGCAAAAAGTTACCTTTGTGCGCCGGGGAATAGCGTTCTTTTGATGGATAGCGAAAAAAGTTCGTTCTATATCAAAACCGTGGACGCAAGCGGGATGCCGCAGCCGTTGCGCATCTTCGATTATGCAGAGCGCACAGCGGCGCAGAAACAGACCACACAGGCCGCGCAAGCGCAAGCTGATGAGTTTGTCACCCGTGCAGAGTTTGACGCGCTGGCAGCGCGCTTTGACGCGCTTACGGCAGACAAACCGCTGACAAAGAAAAAGGAGAACGAAAATGCCAAATCCACTGTTTAATGCTTTAGGCGGCGGGCGTATGCCCGGTCCGATGGGACAATTTCAGCAGATGATGCAGCAGTTTCAGCAGTTCCGACAGAATTTTCAAGGCGACCCGAAGCAAGAAGTTCAAAAGCTGCTGCAATCTGGCAAAATGAGCCAGCAGCAGTTAAACCAGCTGCAAGCGATGGCGCAGCAGTTTCAGAGCTTTTTAAAATAGGTTCAGACCGTGCGCACGGTGAACAATACATTCAACTTTTGAAAGGAGTTAAATATGAGTCTTTCTTCGGACGGCACTGTTATGACAATGCCTGTTCAGCCCGCAAATACGGGCAATGGCAACGGCTGGGGCTTTGGCGGCGATGGTGCGTGGTGGATTATTATTCTCTTCCTCTTCGTTTTCTGCGGCTGGGGCGGCAACTGGGGCAACAACGGCTTTGGCGGCAACGGCAGCACCGGCGCAGTTGATGGATACATCCTCACCAGTGATTTTGCCAACATCGAGCGCAAAATCGACGTAGTGAACAACGGCCTGTGTGACGGCTTCTATGCTCAGGCACAGCTTGTCAACGGTGTGCAGAACGCTATGCAGCAGGGCTTTATGAGCGCCGAAATCAGCCGCGCCAATCAGCAGGCGGCATTTATGCAGCAGCTGAATGCCATGCAGATGCAGCAGGCGAATTGCTGCTGCGAGACCCGCGAGGCTATTCAGGGCGTTAACTACAACCTTGCTACGCAGGCTTGCGACACGCGCCAGACCATTCAGAACGGCACTCGGGACATCATTGAAAACCAGAACGCGAACGCACGCGCTGTGCTTGACGCACTGACGGCGCAGCGCATTGAGGCTAAAGATGCCAAGATTGCCGAGCAGAACCAGCAGCTTTTTGCCGCACAGCTTGCCGCAAGTCAGGCTGCGCAGAATGAAACGCTGAAAGCCTATATGAGCGGGCAGCTCGCTTACTACAACCCCCGCCCTGTTCCGGCTTTCCCCGTTCCTGCACCGTATCAGTACGGGAATTGCGGCGGCTGCAACGGCTGCGGATGCTAAAAACGAATACGGCAACTTGTCGGAACATCTGACATGTTCGGCCCCGTGCCGATAGTGCAAAATGTGGCGGGGCAATCGTCCCGCCACTATCTTTTTTTTGAAAGGAATGATTTTATGGCTGAATTTACAAACGCCAATACCGTGAGCGTAGCAGCAGGCCAGAACGTGCCTCTGACGGAAACGGCAGTAGCGGGTAAGGGCTGTGCCGTACATAGAGAGGGCGCCGGTATTGTTACGCTGCGCGGCATTACAAACCAGTGCAAAGCTCGTTTCAAAGTTGGATTTGGTGCAAACATTGCTATCCCTACCGGCGGCACAGTGGGAGCTATTACGGCGGCGCTCGCCATCAACGGTGAACCGCTGAACAGTGCGACTGCAACCGTTACGCCTGCCGCCGTTGAAAACTATTTCAATATCTATGTGTCGGCCTTCGTGGAAGTTCCCCGCGGTTGCTGCGTTACTGTGGCGGCTGAAAACACCAGCACGCAGGCTGTAATGTTTGCGAACGCAAACTTTATTGTCGAGCGCGTGAGCTGAAAGGAGCACAGCAATGAGTATGAAAACCATGTATGAACTGAAAGATATGCTTTGTGAAGAACTTGATGAAATCGGCAAGAAGGGCGAAATGAGCGCTGGCGACCTCGAAACCATCCACAAGTTGACCGATACCATCAAGAACATTGACAAAATTTCCATGCTTGAGGACGGAGGGTACAGCCGCGACGCGGACTATCCTCGAGACGGTGACTGGTCTGCGAATATGCGCGGCAACTATGGGCGCGGAAACAGCTATGCACGGCGCGGCTCCCATTATGTACGTGGGCACTACAGCCGTGACGATGGGCGCGAAGCCATTGTACAGCGCATGGAAGAAATGCTGCGGGACGCCGAAGGGCGTGACCGCGAAACTATCCAGCGCTGCATTGAGCTGATGCGATAAGGCGGTGCGGTATGTTCGACGTGCGGGAGATTGACGGCGCGATTGCAGAGCTGGAAAACAGCGAACTTACAATGCCGCGAGTGGAAAAGCTGGCGGCCCTGTACACTGTAAAGAACCAGCACAGCGACAAACCGTTGCCCGAGCCTGTGCGTTACTATGCAGCAGCGGAGCCGGAGCGCAGGGCGGTTCGTGGAGACAGCGACTTTCTGCGTGCTGTCTCCGCCGTTGACATCGATGACGCTCTAACTGTAATGGATGAGTTAATGAGCGCTCTGTATGTCGCGAACCAAAAAGCATACAATGGCGTTATGCGAAAGTTAGAAAGGCTGCAATGAGCGAATTTATGGAAATTTTAAGGAGCCAAGACGAAGAAAGGGCATTAAAAACCCTTGACGAGTTTATGGACGCTCTAAGGGAAGCCATACCGGATTTATACGCAGAATTGATGCACAATTTGCGTAAAAAATAGGCAAGTGTGTACTAAAACGTGTACTGCATAAAGAAAACAGCGTAGATTCCGACGAATCTACGCTGTTTTTATTGGTGGAGGATGGGGGACTCGAACCC